ACTTGTAGATAGATTAGAATTTAGTAGGCAAAACTTTACAATGCCTAAAGGGTGGTAATAAATGAAATTTTTTGAAAGATTTATAAGAGAAGTAAAAGGTGGTCCTTGGCAAATTATTATGATTGGTGGACCGGGCTCAGGTAAATCTACATATTCAAAATACATTACAAAGCATTTTAATATACCACACATTTATACTGGTGATATGATGAGAGCTCTTGCTACTAAAGATACACCAGATGGTAAAAGAGTAAAAGAATTATTAGCGAATGGTAAGTTTGCTCCGACAGAAATTGTTATGAGAGAAGTTATGGACAGACTTAAAAAACCAGACGCAAAAAACGGATATGTATTTGATGGTTTTCCTAGAAATATGGAACAAGTTGAATCAATGAATAAAAATAATATAGAACACAACTTTATTATTAACTTACAAGTATCAGAGGAAGAAGTTATTAAAAGGTTGACTGCTAGAGGCAGAGCAGATGATAAACCAGAAACAATTAAACAAAGATTAAAAGAACACGAAAAACAAGTTGGTCCTGTTATCAAACACTACAATGACCAATTAATAAATATAAAGGCTGAGGGTGCTGAACCTGAAGTTATCGCAAACAAAATTATAAAAAGAATAGAACAATGAAATCATTTAACGACATAAGATACCAAGACTTACAAGAGGGTTTGTATGACCCCAATATCTTTAAGGCATTTTTCCTTGCAGGTGGTCCAGGTTCTGGTAAAACATTTGTCACAAAAGGCTCATTCGGTGGTACAGGTTTGAGAATGATTAATAGTGACAATGCTTTTGAAAAAGCATTAAAGAAAAATAATCTATCTCTTAAAATGCCTGAAGATGAGGCAGAGGCTAGAGATATTGTTAGAGCAAGAGCAAAGGCAACGACAGGTAGTGTAATGGACTTATCAATCAAAGGCAGATTAGGTATGGTTGTTGATGGTACTGGTAGAGACTATGATAAAATTAAAAGTCAAGTTGTAGAGTTAAGACAATTAGGTTATGATTGTTATATGATTTTTGTTAACACAAGTTTAGAAGTTGCATTAGAAAGAAACGCAAAAAGAGAAAGAACTGTGCCAGAATATATTACAAAAAAATCCTGGACCGGTGTACAATCTAATATTGGTAAATTTCAAAATTTATTTGGTATGGGTAATATGGTGATTGTAGATAATAGTAAAGATGATAAAGAACTTACAACAGTAGTAATGGGTAAAGTTAATAAGTCGGTTAGAAGCTTGTTAACAAATAAAATTAAGTCATACACAGCAAAAAGGTGGATGGCAACAGAGAGAAAATTAAGAAGAAGATGAAATTTAAAGACTTCATAGACATAGACGGATTAAAACACGCAAAAATAGATGAGAAGCCTGTTAAAAATTTTAATGGTGACTTTAAAAAATTATCTATTACAAAACCATCATCAAATGGTAGTAATACTACTTATGAAGAAATAAAAGAATTGCAATCTATGTTTAAGAATAGAACACCTGAAATAGAGAAGAGTGTTAACGACCACGATAATGAAGTTGGTTTTGCAATCAAAGAATATTTAAAAGAAAACAAATTAGAATTCAATGAAAAAGACTGTGATAAGATTGCAGAAATAGGTTCTAGTATTGTAAGACATTATAAAAATAAATTTGAAAGACCTAGACCATATCAATTAGCTGAAGCTATGAAAATGGACTTTGAACATATGCCTTTGAATAGTAATAGTATGAAGTCACCAGCATATCCTTCTGGTCATAGTTTACAATCAAGACTAATTGCAGAATATTATTCTGAACAATATCCTGAACATAAAAAAGGAATTATGGAAGCGGCTGATGAGTGTGGTGAGGGTAGAGTTTATGCAGGTTGGCATTACAAATCTGACCATAAAGCAGGTCAAAAACTTGCAGAGCAAATTTATCCTAATATTAAATTGAGAAAATCATTTCAAGAAAGTATTATTGATATACCAAGAAGAACTTATGCACCTAAAGTATTTGACGAAGCAGATACTTCTAATCCGGTAATCAAACCTAGTGTAATAAAACAAATTGAAACTCAATTAAAAGAGTTTGAATCTGAATACCCTATACTAAAAACTTCATTGATAGGTTCTATTCTTACAAAGAGATATAGAAATGACGCAGACCTAGACATTAATGTTTTGTTTAATGTGCCTGCTGATAAACAAGAAGAAGAAAGAACAAGATTATCTAAAAAGTATTTGTCTGTAAGTAATCCAGATAACATTCAAGGTAAATTAATACCTGGTTCTGAACACCCTATTAACTTTTATTTTATTACTGATAAAGAAACTTATAATGACCAGAATAAAAAAGCAGACGCAGTATTTGATATTAAAACTAACAGGTTTATAAAAAGACCTGATGACTTTACATTTGATGTTAGTTTATACATCAAAGATTTTAATAAAAAAGTAGAAGAGTTAGATGTAATTAAAGGTGAATTAAAAAGAGACATCATTGATTATGATGAACTAAAAGAATTACAACCAAATGATATTCTAAATTTACAAGATAAAATTAATGATAAGTTAGAAGAAATAGAAGATAGTATCAACGACATTGTTAAAGTAGGCGATGGCCTTGACGCAGATAGAAGAGCTGCCTTTGATACTGATATGACACCAGACCAAATACAAAAGTATGGTATTAAAAACAGATTACCAAAAAATGTTATCTATAAGATGTTAGAAAAATATCACTATCTAAACTTCTACAAGAAATGTAAAAAGATTTTAGATGATGGTGAGGTAACAGACGCAGAGATTGATAGTCTAAAAGAAGCAACTGGTAAATCTATTGCCTTTGCCTTTGGTAGATTTAATCCACCAACAATAGGTCACGAAAAACTTATTAACAAAGTTTCAAGTTTATCAACAAATGATTACAAAATTTATTTAAGTAGAAGTCAGGATCCTAAAAAGAATCCATTAACGCCTAGAAAAAAACTAGACATAATGAAGAAGATGTTTCCTAGACATTCACGAAATATAGAAGTTAATACTACCAATATGGTTTTAGACATTGCTACCTTATTACACAATAAAGGTTATACAGATGTGTCTATGGTTGCAGGTAGTGATAGAGTAAGAGAATTTGATACAATTTTAAAGAAGTACAATGGTGTAAAATCAAGACACGGATTGTATGACTTTGAGAATATAAAAGTTGTATCTGCTGGTGAAAGAGACCCCGATGCCGACAATGTATCAGGTATGTCAGCAAGTAAGATGAGAGACGCAGCTTCAAAAGGTGACCTTGCAAGTTTTAAAAAAGGATTACCTAGTGGTGTTGAAGCTCAAAGTATAATGAAAGACGTTAGAAAAGGTATGAACTTAGCTGCTCAATACACAGGTGAGACTAGAGAAGTTGTACCATTTAAAGATTTTGAACACCAACAAATTAGAGATTTATATATTAGAGAAATGATATTTAATATTGGTGATAAAGCTTCTTATGTTAGAGAAGATGTAGAAGGTATTATAAAAAGAAAAGGTACTAATTACATTGTCATAGAAGATAACAATAATAATTTACACAAAGCTTGGATATGGGACTGTGTACCAATATCGGCAGATAGAGAGGTAAACGTGAGGGAATTTAACCTAGACGTTGACTATGGATTTGAAGCAGTATCAGAGGCCTCAAAGGCACATACTGATAAACTTGCTCAAGATAAAGACGTGAAAGATAAAAAAGGCACACAACCTAAAAAGTATTATAGTGGATTGAAAAAAGATGTTAAAGACAAACGAGCTAGCCATTTTAAGAACAAAGACACAACAAAAAATGACAACACTCCAGCACCTGGAGATAAGACAGCTAAAACAAAACCATCTAAACATACACAGAAATATAAAAAGATGTTTGGAGAATTACGTCAAGACTTGTTATCTAAAGTAAAAGAAAGTACAGATATAGGTCAAGACTATGCTAAACATACATCAACTATAACTCCTGGTGAACCAGACTTTGCAGGATATGAAAACCCTACATACAAACCGTCTCAACCAGGTAGTGGTGAGAGTATTGTTAAGAAAAAAATCAAAGGTTTCCTAGAAAAAGAAACGGAACAACCGTCTGAAAAAGATGTAAAAGAGTGGGCAAGTGCAGAGTCCACAATTGATAAATATAGGGAACGTTATAAAGAACAATGGGAAGAGAAGCTTAGAGAAAGCGTCTCTAAAATGATAGGACAACTATAATGAAAACCTTAAAAGAGTACGAAAACATTGATAAAAGTTGTGAAGAATGTATCTTTGAACACGAACACGAAGAGATTACTGAATCAGAATATCAAGGCAAAAAGGTTACATTAAACAACCCTATTAGAACTCCTGGTGGACCTAAAAAGTTTGCTGTTTATGTTAATAACGAAAAGGGTAATGTAGTTAAGGTTACTTTTGGTGACCCTAATATGGAAATTAAACGTGATGACCCTAATAGAAGAAAGAGTTTCAGAGCTAGGCACAATTGTGAAAATCCTGGACCAAAAACAAAAGCTAGATATTGGTCTTGTTACCAATGGCGTAGCGGAGCAAAGGTAGATAGTTAAATGAGTAGATATAGAAAAACAATGTCAGAGGCAATGCAGGAAGTCAGAATAAATGAAATGGGTTATTTTGAACCTACTATGACTTCAACACAAATTAATAATATCAAAAATCTCTGGAAGACTAAAAGAGCAAGTGACGTGACACCTGCTGTAAAAGCAATGATTAAAAAGATGGATGTTCCTACTCAACTGGCAATCAAACACGCTGGTATAAATCATCTTTCTAAATTAGTTGAAGATGTCCTAACAGAGGGCAGAATGTCAGACATTGACGCAATGGTAAAAGCTGGTAAGTCAGCTACAGAAATTGCAAAAGAATTAAAGTTAGATGTTAAAGTAGTCAAAGGTATTTTAGGTGAAGAAGATAAAGAATCACCACAAGATATGATTGACGCTAAAAAATTAAAAGAAGGTTTTAATGCCTCTCAAATAGAGAGACTTAAAAAAGAATACGAAGTATTAAGAGGCAAAAAGATTTCAGTACAGAATGCTAATAAACTATCAGCAATGTTTAAAAATATTCCAGATAGTGGTCTAATTGATATTTACAAGGCAGATATTCCTTTCTTATCTGTAATGGCAATGTCGAAAATGGTACAAAAGAATATACCAAGACCTGCTGGTGTTAAACTATCACTTGAAGAAGTAGAAGAATTAGAAGATGTACTATTAGAAAATTTAGAAATTACTGAAGGCAAAATATCAGGTGCAAAGTTTGACACAATGAAGAAAGGTGATTCATTAACAATCACTTACAATTCAGTTATGTCAGGTACAACTGTTAAAAAGTTTATTGTAAAAGGTAAGAGTAGAAGTAATAAGTACAACACAGATAAAATTACAATGTTTCCTGACGGCAATCCTGGTATGGCAAGGTTCTTTTTATACAAAAGACCAAACGGTGAAGTATCATTAGCAACAGGAGATATGGCCGCAAGTATTATGACTGTAAAAGAAAACTTCCAAGATTGGGCTGAAGCTGCTGAAGATATGCAGAAAAAACCAAAAGAAGATGACGCAGAAAAATTAAAGAATCAAAACGACCAAAAAGATAATGAGATTGCTATGTTAAAGCAAAAGGCTGAAACAGATAAAGCAAAAAGTATTCAAAAGTCAACTCAAAAACAGGTTAATCCTGAAACAGGTGAACCTCTATTACAAATTGGTATTGCATACAAACATCTAAAAGATAAGATTGAAAAAGATAAAGCAAAAGAAGAAGTAAAAGAAAGTTTAAAAGTTGAAATGCCAAACGGTAAAGCATATGCTATTGGTATGTCAGTTGCAAAAAAGAAATACAATGATGAACCACCTTTAGACAAGAAGACTATTAAAAAAGGTCACGAAATCGGTGACAAGTTGAAGTCAGAGGAAACAATTGACGAAGCAAAATTTACTACACAACAAATTAAGATGGCATATGGTATTGCAAACGATAAAAGATACAAACAAGGTAATTATTCAGGTGCTTTAGCAGCAATTGAAAAGATTGCAAAAGGTTTATCTTCACATCCAGATGTACAGAATGTTCTAAAAAGAACTAACGAAGATTTAAATGAGTTTAAAAAGATGAGCGTTTATTTTCCTAATGGTATGGTTGATATGATGAAAGCTTCTAAAGATTTAATAAAAAAAGGTTTTAGTGTCGCTCAGCGAGGCGAATATCTGAAAGTTGATGGTAAAGGTGCAGACTTAAACAAGTATGCTACTGACCTTAAAAACTTTTACAAAGCTAAAGTAAGAGCAGAAAGTTATTCAATAGATGAAAGCGCTGATGATGATAATTATGACCCGATTACAGAGGCTTGTTGGGTAGGATATACTCAAAAAGGTATGAAGAAAAAAGGTGACAAGATGGTACCAAACTGTGTACCAGAACAAAAAGAACAAGCAAACCACCCAGCAAAAGAATTAGTTGAAAAGATTGAGGGTTTAAAAAACAAATCTGAAAAATCAGGAATGCCTTATGGTATTCTTAAAAAAGTTTACGATAGAGGTATGGCCGCTTGGAGAGGTGGACACCGACCAGGTACTACACAGCAACAATGGGCTTTCGCTAGAGTAAATTCGTTCATAACTAAATCAAGTGGAACTTGGGGTGGTGCAGATAAAGACTTAGCGAAACAGGTAAAAAGTGAGAGTTTAGAAGAAGCAAGTCTATATGCTTTTAAAGAATATGAACCATCACAATCTTATGAAGCAAGTAGAGATATGAAAAATGTTGAAGACGCAATTAAAAGAGCGGGTGGTAGAATTAAAAGTAAAGAAAAACCTACACGAAGAGAACCAAATGCTTCATTTGAAATTGAAACAGGTAATCCTAATGCAGTTAAAGCTGCTATTAAAAAGGCAGACCCCGAATTTAATGTAGATTAAGGTTTTTTTATATTATGAAAGAAGTGGTACGGCATTGTTATGCAAAAGGTAATGTAATATATAAAAGTAGAATTATTACATTTAAACCTTTTACATATGACAAAATAGATAATGTTATAAAGTTGATACAAGAAAATCTTACACCTAATTTGTTAAAAGGTTTGAAGAAAGTAATGTATCCAGATGACAAGAACAAAGTCAAATACTATGGACATTGTTATCATTCATCACAAGCTTTATATCATTTGATAGATACTAAAAACTTAAAGGGTTTTAGTGCAAAAGATTATAGAGGTGAGAAACATTGGTGGTTACAAGATGACCAAAAAATTTATGATGTGACTGGTGAACAATATTTTTCGGTGGGTCAAAAACCACCGTACAGTATGGGTAAAGAAACAAAATGGTATGGTTGGCAGGAAAGACCACAACAAATATCATTAAATCTTATGACTAGAGTTTTGAAAGACAGACTAGTTAAAGATGAAACAATTAGTATAGGAAAATAAAGATGGCATATTTAAGTACAAAATCAGGTTCAATAGAAGAGACAGTAAAGAACTTATCAAAACATATGGAAGATTCTGGTTACCAAGCAATGTTCAAAAAAGAACTAGAAAAAACTGGTAAAGGTATCGGTGCAATGTCACCAAAAGAGAAAAAAGACTTTTTCAATATGATTGATAAGAAATATACTAAAGAATCAGATACAAAAGGTCAGACTATGAGTGGTCAACCAAAGACTAAAGTAGATACTGAGCCAAAAATCACATATAATAAGTAAAAAAAGTGCTTGCCTTTGACATAACCTTGTGTTATAATAAGACATAATAAAAAAGGATAACACTATGAAAATATATTGTGATATGGACGGAGTATTAGCAGACTTTGTAAAAGGTGCTGAAACTCTGACTGGTAAATCAATTACAGACTGGTCTAAAGGTTCAAAGGCTGAAAAGTGGGGAGAGATTAAATCTAAACCCGATTTTTGGAGAACACTACCTTGGATGAAAGGCGGACAAGAACTCTGGAACTTCATCAAGAAGTACGACACGGAGATTTTATCTGCTTACGTAGAAGATACGTATGATAAGAACTGTATACCAGGCAAAAAGGCGTGGGCATCCACAAAGTTAGGTCTTTCTTCTAACAAAATCAATCTAGTTAAAAGAGTACAAAAGCAAAAATACGCTAATAAAAATTCTATATTAATTGACGATTATCCTAAAAACGTTAATGAATTTAGAGCCAGAGGTGGACTAGGTGTAGTACACAATGGTGACACATCAAGAACTATCAGACTTCTCAAAAAACTCCTAGAAAATTAAATCCCTTATAAATAGTGGTACATATTAAGAATTGAGTACCAATTAACTATTTAAAAGGGAGAGAATACTATGTCTATGCAATCAAGCGCAGATTCAGCTGCAGGAGCACCGTTATGGGCTTGTGCCGCTGCTAAATTAGCACCTACAAGTGCAAATAGAACTAACTTATTTGAAGACGCAACTGCTGACAACTTTATTACAGGTGTCACATTGGGTTTATTTAACTATGCAGATGGCCAAGTACCAGCAGGTGCCGGTCACGCAGGTTGGAACTTAAAAATTACAGGTAGTGGTGGTAGAAATGGTAGAGTACAATACGAGACTTTATCAGTTTTAACTAACGCTGCTTAATAGCAAATAATTAAAGGGGGGTCACTTGACCTCCCTTTATAAATATATAAACAAAGTGATTGTGTCTTTTGGCACAAGTAGAATTCCCCGAAAGGGGTTAACAGGAGAAAAAAATGGCAGATAAGAAAATTACACAGCTTACCGATTTAGGTAACGCATTAGCTTCAGTAGATTTATTTCACATTGTAGATGACCCAACTGGAACACCAATCAATAAAAAAGTAAGTGCAAGCTCAGTATTCAATAATATACCAACTTGGTTAGGATTGAAACAAGCTTCGCAACAATTAACACTAGACGGTTCTTCGGCTCTTGCAGCTGATGTGACTTCAAGTGTGACTGAAATCAACGCAACAGCACAATCAGGTACTATTACATTAGCTAATGGTGCAGATGGTCAAATTAAAATCTTTTTAAATACATCATCAACTGGTTCTAACAATGCTACAATTACACCAACTAACTTACGAGGTCATACTAGTATAGTATTATCTGGTGCTGGAAAAACAGCAATTTGTTTTTTCAAAAATGGTTCTTGGAATATTTTAGCAAATACTGGAACAACAGCGTAATTTATTAATTGGAGAATATTATGAATATAACATTACACGAACTACAAGATGAAAGACAACGACTTACAAAAGACTTTGATGAGTTGAAGAATAAGATTCAAAAGGTTGAAGTTGATTTAGGTGCTATGAAAGGCAATTTAAATGCAATCAATGGTGCTGTTCAATTTGCAACTAACTTAATCAATATGGCTACCAATAAGGAAGTTGTATTAAAAAAAGTAAAGAAGAAAACAAATGAAAAAATTTAAATCTTTTATAGAAGATAAAAATTTAGATGACTTTGAGGAAGAAATCCTTGGTCCTGGTCTTGGTACTAATAAACCTATGGCTAGTTTAAAGACTAATAAGAAATCGGAAGACAAAGAAGAAAAAGAGGAAGAATAAATGAAAACTTTTAAACAACATATAAACATCAAAGAAAGTCTTGATGGCGGCCACGTTGGTACACCTGACGCAGCTTCTTTTGAAGATGGTTCTATTGGTGTACATAACATACAAGACCCCGAGGTTTTAAAAAGAGTTAATGCATTTCTAGGTGGTGTAGCAAGTAAAGAATATATGACTGCTCAACACGCTGTAGAAGAAATTAGAAATGACTTAATGAGAATTGGCTTATTTTGTCCAGTACAAGAAGTATCTGGCGATAAAGGTGATTTTACTGCTGAAATTAAATTTGGTGGAGGAAGATTTGGTAAGGACATAGACGGTTCTGATATTAATGATGATGGTATTTCTCACAAAAAAGAAGGTGGTTTAAAGCTTCAAGTTGAATACGAAACATTAAAAACAGGAATGTCTAAGGTTTACGCTAAGTTAGTGTAATAATGTTTGAAGAGATAACCAAACAAAATTGGTTGTTATTTGCAATGCAAAATTATGACAACACTACTCTTGAAAAACAACAAGAGTTTGATGATGATATAAAAAGGTTTAAGTATCTTAAAAGGTTGTTTCGTAAATACGAAGCGACAGGTGAAATTAAGATACGATTGGTACTAAACCATATTATATTATTACATAATGTTTTTGGTGCTGATGTCTGTATGACTTTATTATTATTTAAAATAGATAAAGTTTACTGGCCTATACTGAAAACAATTTGTGGTTATCTTGGTTACCTTTATTCACACGAACTAAATGATATAAAGGAAGACACAGACATTAAAAAAATGATAAAGGAACTATAATGAGTAGAGCAATTGATATGATTATCACTTATAGAGTTATTAAACTCTTGGTTACTCCTTTTGAGAAAATGGAGGCATTTAAGAGAGGTATAATTGATAAAGATGGTAAGGTATTAATAAAATTTAAAGAGGTTCCTCGTAATAATAAAAAACATTATACAGTTTTACATAGATTTGTTTTTAATTTAAAACGTATAATGAATAAAGTAGGACTAGGTTCAAGACTTGGTTCGTTTGCAGTTGCATTAGCTTTATTAATAAAAGAAGACAAGTCTTATGCTGAGCATAAAGATTTGATTGAATCAACTATAATTAAATACTTAAAAGAACAAAACCATTATGAAACTTTATTGAGTGAAGAGGGTGAGGTGCCTGAAACTATCAGACAACAAGAATCTTATATGACGTGTTTTGGTATTGATGTATTTGAAGTTGATGATAAACTAATATCGGAGAAAGAATATGCCAAAACATTATAAAGAAATGGTAGATGAAATCATCAATAAGATGGATGAGGAGGCTCCAACAAACTCTGTTGCAGGTGGTGGTGTAGATATGAATCCAACAGGTAAGAAAAAGAAAGATGACGCCGAAGATGTATTGCGTAGAACTATTATGAAAAAGTTTGGTGCAAAAATTAAAGAGAATAATGATATGAATAATGTGGTTTTCAGAGGTGTTTTAAAAACTTTAGATAAACTAGACGATAAGGTAGATGAACTATCAGGTATTGTCAAAGAAGAAATAACAGTAGAAGTTGAAGAAGATAAAAAATCTATTAGAGAAAAAGCAAAAGTATGAAATCTTTAAAAGAATATATCACAGGCTTCAGTAATGGTACTTCTAACTTGGCTCCTATCGCAAGTTTAGGTGATACACCACCTAAAGGTGCTCAGTATAGAACAAAAAGAATGGCAGGTATAACTGCTTCTAAAAATGTAAAAGGTACAGCATTACATACTCACCTAGTTAAAAAAGGTGTAATCAAAAACAAGGAATAATATGGAACTTTTAATAACACTAGCAATGAAATTTTGGCAATGGTCATTACTAATTGCTTTCGTAATTATAGGTTTTTTAATCAATATGTTTGATAAGAAAAAACCTAAATGTTATACGTTTAAATATAATGAAATGCCTCAACTGAAACCTCTACCAATTAAAACAAAAGGTAAAGGTTTTTTTAAAGCTATAGCTATGTGGTTATTAGCAACGAGAAATTGGGAACTTACAGCAGACTTCTATTACAATCTAAATGATAAGAAGTATGTAATACCAAAAGGTTTTAAATTTGATGGTGCAAGTATACCTAAATTTTTAAGAACTTTTTTCTCACCAGTTGGTGTTTTATTAGTAGGAGGTTTGGTACACGATTATGGTTATAAGTATCAGACATTGTTAAGCGCTAATAAAAAAGATACATTAGGAACTATATCACAAAAGAGAGCAGATGAAATCTTTAGAGATATTAATATTAATGTAAATGGTTTCTATCTTATGAACTATCTAGCATACTACTCATTAAGATTGGGTGGTTTCGTTGCTTGGAATGGTCATAGAAAAAGAAACGCTAAAATAGGAGATTAATATGTTTACAACAATCGCATTTGTAATCGGTTTTGTAGCAGGTTGGTATGTCAACGAAAAGTTTGAAGACATCTTAAATGCTATGAAAAAATTAAGAAAGAAATAATATGTTTGGTTCTATGAGAATGATAATGATAGGTGTAATGGTTGCTGGTCTTGCCGGTGCTGGTGCCTATGTTATGAAATTGAGGTCTGATAATGCTACATTAAAAGCAAATCAAATCAAGTTAGAATCTGCCGTCACAGAGCAGAAAGAACTCATAGAAAACCAAAAGAAAGATTTTAAAAAAATACTAGACGCTAACAATAAGATAAATGAGTTGGTGAATGTACTTAAAAAAGATTTAGAAGATTTAGATAAAAGATTTAATAAAAAGAATAGAGACGTTGGTAAATTAGCCATACAGAAAACAGAAACTATTGAACGAATAACAAACGGTGCGAGTAAACTGGCGACAAGATGTATAGAAATTGCTAGTGGGTCACCTTTAACAGATAAGGAAAAGAATGCTACAAAGAAGTCTGAAATTAATTCAGAGTGTCCTTCTATTGCTAACCCTAACTATATTCCTTACTAGTTGTGCTGGAGTAAAACAGTTAGAGATATTTAAGCAAGAAGTACCTAGGGAAAAACTCAATTTGAACAGTCCTAAACCTCTTGAATTAGAG